TACTGAGTGTGTATCTTTTTAGTTTCCTGAATAGGCTGCTTTGCTGGTTCTGCTAGAATTGCTTCTAATTCTTCTCGAACCGCCTCTTTTACGGCTTCTTTAATTAGTTTTTTTAATATATCTAACTTCATATTAATAAATAGTTATGTTATGCTAATTTGTTATCTATCCTAAATTTAATTTCATCTAGTAAAACTTGTGTTGATGAACTAAACGATAAAGGTCCTTTTAGTACTACTATACCTCTACTATCTGTAGCTATTGCGTACCTTCTTGGTGCTATTTTAGAAGAGCTGATATCTTGTAAAATTGCTAGAGTATATCCTTTATAAAAATAATCTTGAATACTACTACCTCCTGCTAAAGCTCCTGTTCCTGGGTTTGTATTTCCTTGTGGCTGTGCTGCTGCTAATATAGATGCTATGTCTGCTGAAGGATCTAAACTACACTGCTGTATTAGTGCATCTAGTGCCTGCAACTTAGTCTGTAAGGTACTTATTAGTGGACTTGCTGAGGAAACCATAGAAGTAATTGCACTTGCTTCTGCAGATAATTTGTCTAGGGTCTTATTTAGCTTAACTAATGCGTTACTATATTTTGTAAGGATAGCTACTGGTAATCCTATTCCTGGTGGAACCGATGTAGGAATAGGTAGTGAAGTTATAATTGTAATAACTACGGTAATTGCACTAACTGTACTTGTTAGGGTAGTTGCAGTAGAGGAAAATTGATCTAACCTCTTTTGAAAGCTAGTTAGTACATTTGTTAGATTATTTCGAATCTTAATAATTTTTTGCAATTCACTAGTAGTAGGACATTGGTTTAGAAATTTACTCATTAACTGCAATACTGCTCCTTGAACTTAGAAACTAGCTTACCTCGTAAACCTCCTATCTGTGTTGCTACAATTGCAGCAATTCCCCCTTTGACTCCTCCTGGTGTACCTCGTAGTGCTTTTATTGCATTTATTTGTTGTTGAACTGCTTTTGCTTTTTTAATTGCATCATCTGCTTTTGCTTTAGCAGCCTCAACCTTTTCCTTAGCCTCCTCAAACTTTGCTTGAGCTTGTTTAGCTTTTGCTATAGCATCTGCAGTACCTGCTTGTATGTTTGTAGCTAGATTTGCCATTATTCTGTAAATACTTTCTTAGATTGAAATTGTGCTATTTGCGTTCTTAAGCTATTAACAGTTGCTGCTAATTCTGGTCCTACTACATTTATCTGTGTTACTGGTCCTCCTGTAACAGAAGTTGCTCCTGACATTGCTTGTGCTACACTATCTAAAGTGTCTAGTAAAGTATTAAGCCAGTTTTCTAACTGTGTACCTAATACTACTGGTTCTTTTGCTACTGCTGTTCTTGCTGCTTTTCCTAGGTATATCTTTTTTGCATCTACACAAAAGTAGTTTGTTGCATCAAAGTTTAACAATTCTGCATTTAGTCCTATAGATTGCTTTGCAGAAATAAATACACTCTCCTCTTTTGCATTAACAAAAACCCTTCCACCATTTAACAATACTTGATTTCCAGCATATTGGCTTGGATTTAATGGAACTACATCGTAAGAATCTTGTTTAGTATTTGCAGGGGTAAGTGGAATAATATGATCTGAAACAAGATATAGTGAGTTCGGATCCTTATTTATATCCTCTATAATATAGTCTATTCCGTTATTTGTTACAATCTGTCCATTGCTTATTAGTATATAAGGTTTTCCATTATTGCTACTATCTACTAGTGGATTTTTAGGTGAACTGTTTCCTCCTATTCGGATAGATTGTCCTTGCCTGCCCTCTATCAAGACGTCTCCTGGAAATGGATATAATGGATTAATATCTGATAGTTCTTTTACATCCTTTCCCAATAAAGTACTTATATCTGTATTTGGTTCAGGGATTGCATTGTGGTGTGAGCTTCCCCAAAGATTAACAACAGATGAATAGTAAATTACGCTACTATCGACTGATGACTGTATATTTGATGTTGGACCTTGAGTTAAAACTACTATTTCATTTAGTAAAGGAAATTGCTTAATATTGCTTTGAATAGGTAACGCTGAGCTTTCTGTTGCTGTTGTTTCCTTTTCTGTAGTAATATTTCTATAAACTATAGCTCCTATAGGTAGCCTACTTCCTTTACTATCGTATACCTCTTCACTTTCATGTAAAATAACTTTAAGCACTCTTCCAAAAAACATTGGCACCTGCTGAGAGCCCCCTGCTGCCTGTGAGCTTCTTATGCTTCCTATTTGACTTCCTAGAAAATATCCTTCCATGTGCTATTCGCCTCCTTTACCTAAATCTTTTCCTAATTCCTGACTTTGTTCCATTAACTTAGCCAACTCTTCTGGATTAAAATAATCTGCTTCGGAGGACTTTCCTCCACCCTCTAATCTCTGTACAAGAGCTACCATCTTAATAAGATGCTCATCGTTCTTTATTCCCACTTCTAAGTATTCTTTAATTAAAGGTACAAGCAAAGTTGCATCTCCTATGTTCTCTACAAGAGGCTTCAATTCTCCAATAAGAGCATTAATTTGTCTGTCCTTATTTCGAGAATTATCATAAATCTCTTTCAAAACATCTGATACTGTTTTCTTTCCAAATATTGTTGTCTCTAGTCCCATGTGCTATTTATTATATAAATATCGTGAGATATATTATTGGATAGAAAATCCTGCTTTTTGGTAAGTCCTATATACCATGTAGAATTCTTCTTTAAGTTTTGAAACTACTTTGGTTAGAGTTGGTGTCTCACAATCAGTCATTTCTCTGATGTAAATATACAAGGCTTTCTTTTTAAAAATATCTAAGTCGTGACATGTTCTAAATAGAGTAAGTACTGCATCTGCTACTTTTCGTTCTTGATCCTTTGCAAAAATTTCATCCATATTTTCATAAGAACTTTGTACAAATAGTTGAATTATAGTTACCATAGTAACTTTTCTTTCAGAACCACTAACACCTTTTACTTCATAGGAATCTTCCATTTCTTCAAAAGATCCTACTTGTTTTAACTTTTTATAGTTCTTATTATTATAATTGATAAGCCATCGCTTAACTATTGTTTGAAAATAAGAAAAAGCCTTAGCTCCGTTATTTGCATCAAACCTGTGCAGTTTTTCTTCAACAAGCATACTTACTACATCTAACTTTAAATCCTCTATACTATTCACATCGAGATAGTAAAATTTAAAAGTGTGAATAATATTCTCTGCTAACTTATATAAAGGATAGTAAATTTCTTCCTTAAATACAGTGTCTCTAAAAATAGGGTCAGAGGATGCGTTATATCTTACGATTGCATCCTCTGTTCCTTGTGTGAAATAATAATTATCTTTATTTTGTGGTTTTGCCATAATTGTCTGGAAGACGGTACGTATTTATTGTTTCTTGGATTCCTTTCATAAAATCAAAAAAGACTCCTACTTCATCATCCGATCTAAACGCACCCTTTTCATCCAATTGTTCTATATAGATCTTCGATTCTTGTATAAGGTACGAAACTTTGCGTAAGTATCCAACCTGGTATTCCAAGATCTCTTCTTGCTTTAATACTTTCCTATTTAAGTTATAAATTATATAACCTGCTACTAGTACTATTGCAAATAATATTCCTGCTAAAATTCCCATATTAAATATTTTGAATTAAACTCGCTAAACCTTCTGAAGCCTTAGTTGGTTTCCCTGCTGTAGTCTTTACTTTTTCCACCTTGGCTGGAGTTGCTGAGGTTTCTGAAATATGTCTATCATATTCTATTTTAGAAGCTAGTAAGTCTGCCTGATGTAAAATGTTAATTAAATTAGTTCTAAATTTAGAATCTGGACTAAAGGAAACATAGTAAGCTTTATTTGAATCATCATAAAGTCCATCATGTAATTTAATAGCTAAGAATTCTTTCTCACTCATTGCTACTCCGTATTGCTGGAGAGTAAATAAGGACCTGTCTTGAATTAACATAAAAGCACTAGCTTTGTTAACTGTATAGATTTCTCCCAACTTATCTTTTCTCCAGGCATCTGTCTGAGGAATGTACATTGGATCTCCCTTAACCCCTATTTTACCTAGATCATGATTAAGAGCTGTAAAAACCAATTCCTCATCTGTAAAATCTATAGTAGCTCCCATTTCTTCCCATAACTGCTTTGTTTTCAAAGCACAATGCACGACCCGATTGACATGCTCTATATACCCCCCAGCAAATGCATTATGGAAGGAGGGTTTAGTAGAAGCAGGAGAAATAATCATATCATCTGATAGATCTAAATAAAGAGCTTTTAACTTATCTTTACGTTCTCCTGTTATAAAAGTATCTACTATCTTAAGATGCTTATCCCAATTCTTTTTAATATCTTCCGCAGAAATAATCATTAGTCTTGAGATTCTGTATTAAGAAGAGTTCTTAAATCTCCTATTTTTTCTAATAGAACCTCTACTATTTGATAAGCAGTATCTAATTCATTTCTATGGATATTATATCCAATAGTTTTTACTTCTGCTTCGAATCGTTCTAATTTCTGTACGAATAAATCTTTGTTTCTCATTTTTAATTTGTTTTTATTAATTTTTTATTTTTCAATTTCTTTTTTATTCCCTTGCTTTTCTCAAGCATTATAGGTTTAAGTTACCGTTTTTTTTTTAAAGAAACAACAGCTAGAAATCCTAGCGTAGTTTGACGGCGCAAGTTTTATATATAATCTAATACACATTAAGATCTCCCACCATGTGTGTAGCTGCTATTTCTCGAATAGCCCCTATAGCAGTGTAGGGATCTAGGGTAAAAAACTCTCTAGAGTTCCCCATATCCGAAGATACTCTTCGATCACTAAAACGCAAATGAACCGCTTGTTCAACTCTCATGGCATTTCCCTTAGAGATCGGAACAGCAAACTTAGCAACCCATTCTTCTACCGTACCTGTGGCGTTTATTGACGTCACTCTGCCACTTACTTGTTTGGTTGTCATTCCTATCTTAACAAGCGAAGGATACCCCGCATTTACAAGAACATATACGTATTCTATGTTATCGATATTTCTACTTACAATCTCGCCATTGTCAATACCCGATAGGTATCTCCATGAGAATACCCCCATGTCGCTTTGGCTATAGTCAGCAACCTCTATTGAGTATTTTGCATTATAGAACGCAGTGAGTTTATCTGGGGATATTTGTCTGTTTTTTTCTTGCAATGCTTTGAAATTGCCTTTCCAGGCAATTCCCCCATCTGGTAAAGCACTAACAGACTCTGGTGAAGCATCGATGATTGTAATATGTCCTGTTGCCTCTAAGGCCTTAGCTGTGTGTAGTGTTATCTTATCTTTGTACATATTATTTATTTAATACGTTTTTTAAATAGATTGCTAGTATTCCTGGCCAAAAACAAATTGATAATAAGAATTCTGGTATACTAAGTGGTTCTTGGGTATCACCATACCTAAGTAACATATCAAATAGCACTGTAAAAATCATTCCTATTACTAGGTAAACTGTGATGTAATGTTGCATAACCTTTTTGTTTTAAAATTTATATACCTAAATATACGCCTAACATATTAGTCTACCAACTTTTTATCAATAAAAATGTCGTAATATTTTTTTAATTTCGCGCATTGTTCATAGTACTCTACTTTTTCAAAGAATTCAATTAATTCCTCTAAAGCATATTTTATTGCCTGTTGTCCGAACTCGTCCTTGATGTTACTCACCGTATCTGGAGGTATATCTGCAATCGAATTAACATACTTGAACAATCCTAAGAAGTACTTCATTTTTATGCTCTCACACACGTTAATATACTGTTGTTGATATTTGCGTTGATATAGTTGATCTATTATGTAATAATTTTCTACCCCTCTTACTACCATACCAAATAGCACAAACGAATTATCGAGAATGTGTGATATTCCATGTTCGTGGTAGATCTGCTCGTCTTGCTGGGAAAATATATTAAAAAGGCTTTCGCTATCTATGTGTTTCATTATGTATTTGCTTTGTTATAAATATATATGTCTTATGTAGCAAAAAAATTGCCAAAAAAATTTTAACCCTTAGTTGCTTTTTATGCAAAAAGGTCATATATTGAATATAGAAACAAATCAGTAGTATTACAACATAAGAGGTAGGTTAGGGATATAGGTGGTAACCGTGCTAGGGTTTAGTAGCTATATTTTAAATCTATATAGTATATAAGTATATATCCCCATACCTCAATTTTTATCAGAAATATACAAATAGGAGGGAGTCGCCGAAAACCGCTTGGAAAACCGTTGCATGAAAACAACGATCAAACTTCCTACAAATTGACCTCACCTTGACATCACCTTGAGCTCGGTTATAAAATTCCAAAAAAAAAGTTAGGCCGAAGCCTAACCTTGAAATAATTCTAACTCCGCAAACTTAATCTTCCTTGCTATTTTTTTTCCTAACAAGTAAGTGTAAGTCTCAAATCCTAACCTACCTATCTTTGTTATGTTCATATGATAATCAATCATAACAATCTTGTCTAGGTTACTTGTTCTGTAGATCATTTCAATTGTTCTTTGATCTTGTGATAGTTGAAAGAATGTTCTACTGTCTACTTTAAATTCTTTTCCTGCAATGAAGTCTTGTCTTGTCATGGTATGTGTTTGTTTGAATTATTAATACCTAAAGATACTATTTTATTCTGAGACTAGCAACACTTTGATTAATTATTTTAACTAACACTTTCATACAATTCTACTTCCTCTACCTTTGCTGCCATCCCAAATGATCTTCCTGTATGCCAATCAGCTCCTCCATAATACCTACCCCACTTAGTACTATTTCCTTCAACAAGCCTAAATATCTCATAACCCTTCTTATCCTCATATCCTTGTTTCTTTCTCCATGCAAGGAAGTCACTTAACACTCCTCGCTCTTCACTCATTGAATCAATTGCTCTTTGCTGTGCTTGTTCTCTATCTTGATAAACTCCTAGCACCACTTGCTCTTGTTCTTTAAATTGTTTCACTACTGTTGTAACTACAAATACTTTCATCTCTCTTTGTTTTAATTATTCTACTATAACTTCTCTTACATAATAGTAATCGTAAGCAGTAACATCCTTATCTGCCATTTCCTTTTCTCCTTCAGCCTCAGCTGCTTCTCGTGTAGTGAACACTCTTACTTCACTATCGTATCCTTCATACTCAAATCCAAATAACAATACATATACTTTCATCTCTCTTTGTTTTTAGTTAGCTCTTGTCTTTAACTCCTCCATGATATAAAACTCTGTAGCGTAATCATTCTCTACCATTGTATCATAACCATTCCAAGTGTTCATGTTAGTCTGCTTATAGGTGTTGGAGCATCTTACTCTTACACATGCTCCTACATTGAATACGCTTACATCAAAGTAAATGAACTGTTTGTTTGAGTTAACAGCTCTTAGTAAATCCTTAGTTGAAGTTTGTTGTAGTACTGAAGTTAATGTCATGTTGTCTTTGTTTTTATTATTAATACCTAAAGATAAGTAAAAGAAAGCAGACCAGCAACTGATCTGCTAACTTTATTAATTGTACTACAATACTTGTATCTCAGACCTAGTTTGCCAATTAGCACAATTTTCTCTTCCTTTAACTTCAACTCTAAAAGACACCCCTGATATTTCAATGATTGTTCCTACATCCCCTACTCTATTGTTAGAGCCTGATCTAGAATTGTCAATTACCTTTACTACTGTTCCTACCTTTAAATCTTGATCAAGTACTTCAATAGAACTAATAAGTCTAATAACATCTTCTTTTGTGAAGATTGAAGATACTGAATTTTGAACCTGAGCAATAACATTTTTGTTTGTAACTTTCATGATGTGTTGTTTTTATTATTAATACCTAAAGATACTGATTAATGTAATACGATGCAACTTTTAGTAGCGATATAAAACAATAAACTTACCATCCCAAGCATCTCCATTCAATAAGGTTTGTCCCATCTTTCTATATACTGATACTCCTGGAAGACCATTCAATCTTTCTTGTGTAGTTTTTGTAAAGTTATGACCTCCTAAAGATACTGACAGTGTTCCTTGTTGTGTAAGTTTTGCAATTATATTATTGAATAAGATAAGTTGAACTTCTCCATCTACTACTTCCACTCTTGTATTTGATAGTGAGAATGGCTTAAAATCTAAAAAACTTTGTACTGCTTGTTTTGTGATTTGACGCATGATTTGTTGTTTTAATTATTAATACCTAAAGATACTCTTTTAATACTTTGTAAGCAACTTTTATTGAAATCTTTTTCTCTCTTCCCAAATATATTCTACATCATCAAAGTCCTGAGACATTACT